CTATCAACTGAACAAGTTTACGAATATCGTCAAAGGAATAAAATCCTGATGCAGTACTGGCATTGTTTATTCTTACTTGTTCAGTTGATAGTACCTGCCTCATTTGGTTGGCTCTTGCTAGAGATGTCTGGTTCTGTACATATCTCTGAGCTGCAGCAGATCCACCTAGAGTATTCTGTTGAAGATTAAAGTAATCCATTGGACCTGATTTCCAGTTCAGATCCATAACGTCCCTTACTACCATTCTTCTATTGTTTAGACTCTGTATTCCAGCTGCTCCAGCAGGTCCTAGATTTTGCATCCTTGTTATACTTTGTCCCAAACGATTGTATTCAGCAGTAAGAGTTTGTATTGCTTTAAGTCTTGTAATAATATCCTGGGTTGGGGATATTTGAGCTATTCCGGCTCTCTCAGTTTGCAGAGCATTAAAAGAGGCTTGTCTAGCGGTCAAGGAAGTTGTTAGAATTTGTTCTCTTGCCTGTAGAGATGCTAATCTACGCTCCATAGCCATAACATCAGTTCTTGGAACCCTTGAATTTGGATCTTGAGCGGCTGTTATCTGGGTCTGAAGAGCAGTTCTTTTAGCGGCTATATTAGCAATAGCCGTATTGGATCTTACTAAGTTTCCATTGGTTGCGAATAGTTCCTTATCCATTTGGGCCAATACTGTAGTAGCGGAACCAAGAAGTCTTGTCAAGTCCGTTACATTTATAGCCGCTAATCTTACTTGCTGTGCAAATTGTTCTAGTCTACTAGGCATATTTTAGTCCTCAATATCGGTAATTAGAATTGTTGCATCCTTTTCCCTACTATCTTTTTTGAATACTTTATCAAGCCACTCATCTATATCCTCTGAGGTTCCATCCCAAATTATATCCTCTGGAGGTCTCTTTTCTTTGGGAAGCTCATTAAAGCTATCTATTTGCTGCCTCTTTCTTATAACAAAACTTATGGTGTGAGGCACTTCATCCAATTTTGTCAGCTTCTTGTCCAACGGGATTTGCAATGCCTTCGACACGCTCCAAATAGCTGACATAGCATTGCTCCCCGCTATTTTTTTAGTTTCTCAGATTCTATCTCCAACAGTGAGTAGTCGTCAATCAACTTTCTTTTTATTTCTGTTGGAAGATTATCCAGTTCTTCATAGGAGTTGAAGAATTTTTCAGAGAATTTCTTATCCTTGAATGTACCAAAAAACACACATCCTTCCTTAAATCTCTGTAGTAACTCTTCTTCGCATAGCTCTCCAATAAGTACACCTTGATACTGTTTATATAGGAAATCTTCATCCTTTTCTGCTAGTTCTTTCCTTCTCTCGGCTACCAATTTCTCTATGAGATCCCTAATTGCTTTTTCTCGTACCTTTGGATACTCGTCTACTTCCTTCTGGAATTTTTCCATTCTCTCTGTATCCGCATCTGAACCAGGATCTTTTGGCTTAGGAATAACTACGTCCTGCATGGCCTTTTTAGTAATCTCTCTAAGAGTATACATAATGATAGATTCTACCAGTACATCCTTATTAAGTTCTGCCTGATCTGGAATAAATGCTAACTTATCATCAGATTCTGGGTCTCTTAATGACTTGCGTAGTTCAGCACTTCTTCTAAGAGCCATAACTCTGGCTCTATTTATATCCGCATCTCCAAGTAGTCGAATATATATCTTTATATCCTTTTTCTTTAGTCCTTGAATGGTACTCTGCTTACTCCATAGGAATAGGCTAGAAATATCAACATCATTCTTCTCTACGACAGGCATATCCTCTCTCCTTTACAAAAAAGAAAGGGGCTATAACAGATTTTATTCTAGTTACAGCCCCTTTGAAAATCATCCTTTATGGCTTTACCCTTACGGGTAGTTATATTCTATTGCTTTTGATTACATTGCACCACTGTAGACAATACACTGTGCATCTGCACTCTTGAAGTTGAAAACTACCTGTGCATTGTTGTTTACATTTTGAGTGTAGTTATCGCCTGTTATAGAGATAGATGGTAGGTATACGGTCTTTAGTACGGTGTAAGGTGATTCGGTATCGCATGGGTCCATCAGTTCAATCTTCAATGAAAGATCTACGCTGGTACATCCCTCGCCAGGTTGCCACTCAACATCCGCACCACTTAGAGTACCTACGGTTAGTAGGCTAATAAGTTCGGTGTCTGTATCTAGTACTGTGATAGTACCATCAATGGTTGGGATTTGACGCTGGTATCCAGTAATATTTCTATTACCAAGTTCCTTTACAGGCTGTGTATTCAAGTTACCGTTTAGGGTGATTGATTGCACTCTTGGAATATCATTTGCTAGGATTTGTACGCCTACATCCTTACCCTTGATTGCGGCAGGAATTGTATCATCACTAATATCTGACCAGTTAGTTCCGGCAGGACTTGAGTGATACACTAAAATAACCTGACTTGCTGCTGCTACTCCTAGGGTTAGAGCCTTTGCTACGGTAAATCTATATTCACCTGCGGCTGGTGCTCCAGAAACCTCATCTAAGTATGCTCCGTCTACAATACATGATAGACCATAATTGGCATTTTTCAACTGTATAGGAATTTGAGTTGATGTGAAACCAGTTCCTGTAGAAAACTTATCTACAATAACATCATTCTTCAACCACCTTCTTTCTGAACCAACAGCGGTGTAATCCTCTGTTGCTTCTCCGTCTACAGTATAACTAAATGAAAAGTCCCTGATTTGTAACCTTTTGGCATGACCTGATTTTACATAGTCGGCAATATCTGCACTCTTTGTGAAAAGAATTGCGTCAATCTGTCCGAGTTGTGAAATATCTACACCAGAAACTGGGTAAGCTGCTGGGTTATTTCCTGTCATGGCAGAGAAAATCTTGATACTTGTGTCAAAAGCAGAGAATGTAAGAGTCACATTAGGAGTGTCTTTTGTATCCCCAACATGCAGTGAGTTACCAATTTCGTCCACTGTAGTAGCAGGGATGTCAGTACCTAGGCTCAGCCTCTGTACCCTTGATGCTTTGAAAACATCCTTAGGCCCAACTATATGTAGCTGGGTTTCCTTAGATGGAATTGCTAGTCTTTTAGCCATCCGTTTTTAATCCTCCTGAAGTATATCATTCTCAGCTAGAATAGAAATGGAAGCTCTATAATACATAGTGCTAACAAGTTCTGGGTCTATTCTAACAACTTTAATTCGTCTCTGTAAAATGTTCAGGTGTCCTATTCTATCTGCTGTAGGAGCACCATTAACAATATCATATACGGTAATTCCGTCTTTCAATTCATTGTGTATCTTATATGAGAACTCATCTCTTGTGGATTTGTTCTTGGCATACACATCAATGTACCAGGTTCTAAGTCTGCTTCCAGATCTATCTCCCAATTGAAAGTCCTTTATATTGGTCTCATCCCAATCTACAGATATTGTAGGAAGGGTTAAAGGATCTTCTGGAAATCCATCTACTATCTTCATTCCAGTGACCGATGCAAAGCTATTTACCAGCCAATAATATATGGCTAGATCCTCTTTTCTCTCAAGAAACACTTTGAATCCTCCTTAATTATCATATAGATTATATCTCAAAACCGCTAATGATGTCGGATATAAAGGGTCTGAAGCGTACTGAAGACCCTGGAGCAGTCAATTCTATACGACCTGCTGCAGTTACACCAAGTTCTGAAATATCAGCACTTCTCAGAGCCCTCATTACCTGCTCTATCTTGGCTCTGCTTGCCTTTACTCCGTGTGCTCTTTCCCAATCACCAACCTTAGACATAAATTGCTGTATCTTATGTTCTGCATTTGGGATTTCTAGGGATGTGGGACCCCCATAAATAACCTTTTCCATCTCAAAACTAATCTTAGCAAGAGCTGATTCTATTTGAGCTCTCTCGCTGGCTAGAAGTCTAATTTGGTCTCTTATTGACGACACCTTAATTCCAGCCTGTTCTGAAAGTAGCTGACTTACCTCTAAAATTGTATTCCCAACAAAATTTGTAGGCATGTTTTCTGGGTAAGGAGTTCCACCAGATCCTTCCATTACGAAAGAACCCTTATCAAGTATTTCCCAATAGGGGGCTAGTTTTCCTGACATAGCCATTCTTCTACTGATAGTGCCCCAATAATATGCCACTGAGTCCTCGGTAACATCCACTACCTTAGACCTTCTTCTATGGGGGCTGTATATACGTTTCTTTACTGAACCTCCCTCACGGGCAGGTATGTATAACATATTTTTCCATATCATACTTGCGGCGGCAGGGGTCTTGGTTCCATTCTCTGATGCTATTTCCGCTCTTACTGCCTTTACTGCATTGGCGTAATCTTCTACACTTCCAGCAGTATCGTTTAGACGAATTTCCACATTGAAAACACCACCTACATAACTTATAAATATAGTGTTTATATCTAAACAAGCTGACATAAGATTATCACTAAAAGCGGGGGTATCAAACTCTCTGTTTAGTTTGATGGCTTTTCGTAAGTTTTTAACCAGTATCTTATTGGCTTTAGAACTGTCTCGCATACTAATCGCCAATTGTCTTGGTACTTCTGTTACGGCTCTTTGAAGATTGTCCAAACTAATAGTAATATTCTCAAGAGCAGCCTCTAGTTGAGCTCTAAGTCTGTACAATTCTCTGGTATAAGAACCAGTTTCTTTGTCTCCCTTAGGTCTCTCTTTTGATAGCCGATTAAACTCATCTTGCACTGCCTTGAGAATATCTTGGAACATTAATCAGGAACCTCTATATCTCCAAATATACTTCTTACTACAGAACGAGCATAATCGCTGGTTTCATCCAGAATTACTTTTCTCATTTTTCCATACTCAGGTGTTGCCTTAGGAACTATAGTTTCTAGTTCTTGTAGTAGTATTGCTTGTAACTTTCTCTTCTTCTTACCAACGGAGGTCAATACCTCCAGAATATCCACTTGTTGAACAATATTTGTACCCATATCCTCTACTCCTTTTCTATTAGGGAGATTAAGATGCGGTTTAGGCCCTTAACTCCTCTAAGTTGCTTCTTTTTAATCTCCATTACCTTATCATCAACCACTACAGTTTTTGTAGTAGGAAGAATTTCAAGAATATCATCCTCTAATTTTACTTGGATAATACAGTCTCCTCCAAGCATCTGTCCACCGCTTTGCCACTCTGGTCTATCAGATGGAGCCCAGGTTATTACTGCGTCTACAGCAAAACCTGAGATTACATCTATCCAATGTGCTCCAGAACAAATAGGGCAAAAAGAATTATCCGAGGTATTAGTTACCGGATCTAAACTACATCCAGAACACTCATATGATGATGCTACATATATGAATTCAACTTCTCTGCCTATCGCATCACGAATAGCGTCTATAACCATACCCGTATCATTCGGCCAAACTATTGTCATTCTGCTACCTCTGTAAATACGCTATCCCAAGTATTAGCTATGGTTTCCCAATTATATTCTTTAGAACTGAACTTAGCTACAGTCTTGATAGATAGCTCTTTATACAACTCTTTATCCGTATAAATTTTTTCCATAGCCTCGGCTACTGCTTCTGGACTTACTAACCTACCTACCGTCATAGCCCCACCATCCAACATTAAATCACTGTGGGTAGGAATCAGGATGCCTATGTCTTTGTACACTTCTCCACAAGCACTGTGGTCTGGTACAATTTGGGGAGCCCCTGTAATAGCATGTTCCATGTTTGGAAGTCCCCACCCCTCCCCTAAAGATGTGTTTAGTCCTACATCTGTGGCATTATAAATAAGGTTTAGTTTGTTATCTGAAACTCCCTGAATACCAGAAACATTTCCAGATACAATTAATCTCTTACCTATTCCAAGTCTGGAAGCAAGATCACGAACATCTATATGTTTTGCATCTACATTACCACAGTGCATGTATAGAGATACCGACATTGGCTTCCCATCTGCAAATAGTTTGAAACCTTCCATAGTCAATTCCAGTCTTTTTCTTGGTTGATTACGGTTAGCATTTAGAAAGGTAAACGACTCATCACTAAACAGGTCTTTGTTGTTAGAGTTAGCAAATAGAACTTCTTTAGCTTGGTTCCTTTTTTCAAACAGTTGGTGAAAAATATCCTTTGAAATACCATGTGGTATAATCCCAAAATTATAGGTGGGACACGCAGTTTCCGCCACCTTCTTTCCAAACTCTGTGTAGGTATACGCCTTCTGTACTATATCAAAATTATCGTACCAATAGGGGGAGTGTCCTACCGCATCTACTGGAAAATAAATTACTATCTTTGGAGGAGTTTCCTTCCCAAAAATTTCTTTTATTTCATTTAGGTAAGAATTTATAATCCAAACATCATTTAGTATAAATACTACGTCTATTGGATGTCGTTTGAATACGTCCTTTAGTCTTTTTATTCCGTATAAATCCCCACCAAATTGTGCTGGATATATTGGAAAGGGAAGTCCATGTGGATCTCCTCTATAGTTTACTCCAAGTCCTACAATATTATATCTGTCCCTAGGAAGGTTAGCAAGTATAGAGTGGGATACTCTTGAAAATCCTGTTGGTGTTACCAGGTCTGAAACCCATAGTATATTAATTTTATCCTTCATCCTCGTTCTCCTTTATATTATAATTGATTTACGAAAATCCTCTGGTACAACTTCCGTACCATTTACCTCTTCCAAAATAGTAGCTCTTGTTCCGTGTGATAGCCTCTTTGATGGAGACTTTATTAATTTGTCCAATTCTGCCTTCAAGTTTCTAATGGTATCTCCCCTTATATTACCTGCTTGAATGTTAGAGTATGAAATTTCAGCGTCTCTCCAAGAACCGATAGCCCAGGCTGAATTCTCAAGACTACCCTCTAATACAATAAGTGCTGTCTTAATAATGATAATATCCTCATCCTTCTTCTGAATAAGTCCCTCAGATTCGGCAAATTCAAAGTCAGCGTAGGAAGTGTTTCTAGTTACTGATCCACCTTCAGTAATCTTATACTTGCTTCCCCAGTATCTTTCAAGACCTCTAACGGCAGCAATAAGGGCTATTAATAGCCATTCATCCATATAACGGTAAGATGCACTGTCAATATCCCCTATTCTAACTCTTAGAAATGGGATTAGATAATCAATAGATTCTGCCATTATTCGTCCTCCAAATTCTCAGAAACCAAAAAGGAATCTGTGGTGGTGTGCCAACTATCATTAATACTAAATTCTACATGACTTTGAATACGCCACTTACCCGCCTGATCTAAATCTCCTGAAACAGATGTATACTGTATATATCCATCAGAACCATCGGTATAGAATTCTGCTTCCTGTTCTACATAAGATCCATCAGGCTTCTTGAATATAATTTGTTTTACTGTACAATCATGGAGATCAACAACACCATCAACATCAATGATTCTTATTCTGAATATTGTGCCTACATCTCCTAAACGTAGTTTTTCTATCTCTTCCATTATGTCTCCTACTTTCTTCCAAAGTCTTTTACTACTAGGTTATTTATATACAAATCTTTGATGAACACATCGTCCCTATATATTTCTAAGTCATTTCTATATTGTCTTACACAACTTAGTAAGAAAATTAGAACGTATAGATTGAAGTCCACCATTGTAGAAGTTTGTAATTGAGTTGCATCATCTACTAGCAGTATACTGTGCTGTATAAGGTCAATACCTTCTGTAGTTTGATTCTGTATTGCATTATTTACAGTCAAGAACGCAGGTGCTATGTAGAAAATTATTTCTTCGGCAGTTTGTAATTGTAAAGCATCCCGTACTTCAAGTACATGGTGCTGTACAAGTCCTACAATATCGCTAGTCATACCCTGAGAACTATTCTGTACCACAAGAGTATGATGTTGAACTAATGTTACATTCTCTGCACTATGATCTTGTAGTGCGTTCTGTACAGCAAGAGTTACCTTTAATAATACATTCTCAGATGTTTGTAACTGACTTACATTGTTTACGGAAAGAATACTGTGTTGAGTAATACCTACAACCTCAGCAGTCTGAGACTGAGTGGCGTTGGCTACTACTAAAGTATTATGTTGTACAAGAAGTACATTCTCTGCTGTTTGTGCCTGAGAAGCGTCTTGAACTTCTGCTACTACTGCACCAGGAGCATGAGGAGTTACTACACAATTTTCTGCTGTTTGTAATTGAGATGCGTTATCTACAGCGAGTATGTTGTGTTGAGTAAGTACAGTATTTTCTACTGTTTGTAGTTGGCTTGTATCATTTACTACAAGAATGTTGTGTTGTACTAGAGTAACACCGTCTACGGTTTGTAATTGAGACGTACCCTGTACTACTAATATATTATGAGATGTAATATCTACATTTTCAACGGTTTGAGCTTGAGATGAATTCTGTACTATTAGAACAACTGCGTGAGCAGTAACTATAACATTTTCAGATGTCTGTGCCTGAGAAGAATCTTGAACAGCTAGATTTTGAGTTAGGATTCCAATAATATCAGAGGTCTGGGCTTGAGAAGCATCTTGAACTGCTAAATTCTGAGTAAGTAATCCAACAGCAGCTGAAGTTTGTAATTGAGATGAATCCTGAACTACTAAGATACTATGTTGAATTAAGATACAATTTTCAGATGTCTGGACTTGGGCTGTATCTTGAACCACTAAAATGTTATGTTGAGTTAGTGTAGGACTTTCCGCTGTCTGAGCTTGTCCAGTGTCCTGAACTACTAGAGATATTGCTGCTTCATGGGCAGTTACTACTACGTTATCAGAAGTTTGAGCTTGTGATGAATCCTGTACAGATAAGTTCTGAGTAAGGTATCCTACACTGTCTACTGTTTGGTCTTGACTTGCATCTGCTACTACTAGATTTTGAGTAAGGTATCCTACATTATCTGAAGTTTGAGCTTGTGAGGCATCCTGAACTGCTAGATTTTGAATTAGATAACCAATACCATCCGCTGTTTGTGCTTGAGCGGCATCTTGAACGACTAATACGTTATGTTGAACTATGACTACATTTTCAACTGTCTGTGCTTGAGAACTATCTTGTATTTCTAGTAATGGGGTATCTACATAGAAAATTTCTAGTACTGCACCATCGTATGTGGGATTTTCTTCTGTGGCAATATTTCGTGAATCTGTTCCCCCATTATTTTTGATAAATGCGGCTATTGTGTTACCACTAGCCCAACCAGACCTATTTAGAATTTCTTGTACTGCGGTCTTTATGTCATAACTATATACATTACCTACTGTAAAAGACTCTACGTCACTATAATCAGTATAGTTGTCAGTAATTGTACGACCAACCAAACCTGAGTGGGTAGTGGGTGCAGATGGATTGTCTGCTTTTTCACAGCCAAATCGTAGATGGACTGGTGTTCCGGCTCTCAATAATGCTGCGGTAACTTTAAGTGTTGCAGAGGTTATTGTCTGACCTTTAGCAATTGCCAATATAAATGGCATCCATGCATAGGTATCATAGGGAGAACTGAACCCCATAACTATATTATTTCCGGTATTATCAAAAGCAGTACTACCGGATGCGTAACAGTCTCCAGAACCAGCACTAACAGTTACCTTTATATTATGAGTTACTGTAACATTTTGTACTGTTTGAGCTTGTGAAGCGTCTTGAACTGTGAGAAAGAATCTAGGAGTTGCAGTACCATTTTCAGCCGTTTGTGCTTGACTTGCATTATCCACTGCAAGTATATTATGTTGTGTTAAAACTACTTCTTCGGCGGTTTGAGCTTGTTCGGCGTGTTGAATTTCTACTGCTGGAAGTGGAAGATTTCCGAGAAAATAACTGTCTACATTTGACTGTATTAGTCCAATGTAAATAAACGCCTTTTTATCACTTAGGCATTTATCTTCCATTCCGTTAGCCATACCAGAGGTATTGGCTATACCACCGGAACTGGAACTTTTAGTGCCTTGGTGCAATATTTGTATTGCCCAGACACTAGACCCAGTACGATAACTAGGCAAGGATTACTCCTCCCAAACGAACGTGAAATCCATTGTAGGACCAGCAGTTGCTGGAACATTGGCAATAGCTAGTCCTGTTCCTGCTGGAATAGCTATTGGAGGATTAAATACCCATCCAAATGCACTTCCAGTCACTGCTCCTAAATGTGTTCTTGCCATTGCTGGACCTTGTACTGTAGGAGCTGTGATATACTGACTAAGGTCTAATAATGCACCAGATTGTGGTGCTAGTAACCTATCTTTATGATTATCAATATCTGGTG